CCAGTACGATGAGCCTCCATCCAAATCCTCTCCATACGAGTAAATTTATAGTCTGCTGGAACAGGAGCACCGAGATTTCCCAGACACCTTGGCCCAAATAAGGACCCTGGAAAGTCAAGAAGAAATTTTCGGTAGCGTCTCTGGAACATCTTTAAACCTCGAGCCTTGTGCTCAGGTAATAAAGTAAGGTCAAAGTCCCTCCACAGGGACGACAAGGTCTCAGTTGGTAAGACTTCTCTCCCCGTCTCCTTATCCATAGATAGGAGACTAGAGGAATTGAGAAGCCCAACATTTGGTACTATGATTCTGGTCAACATCCTTCTTGATTGATCGAAGGAGAAGTATTGTGAATTGATCATCACAAACTTATCAGAAAAATAGTTCTTACCTAGAGAAAACTTGAGACCAACACATGATGTCACATATTTCCAGTTGCGGTACTGTTTTGGAGTACAAGAAAAGGCCACATCGTCACCATTGACGATAATCGACTTACCGGAAGGCAAAGAGAGACGGGTTACGGCGGCATTGATGATACAAAGAATGGGAAAAGATAGTATGTTTCCCATCATCTGACCTCGATTAACCTTAACTTCGTTATAAGTCCGAGAAGGACCTCTCCCCACCGGTACACGAACCTTAAGGAAACAAAAGGATTTCCAGGCAAGTGTCCGAATGGCATCCATAAAACGATGGCCCTGCATACTGAGGGTTATGGGAAACTCAAAGGTCGTCTGCGAGAGCAGGCAATCTAGAGTATATTCCGTAGCCCATAGATAAATGTTATCAGTAGCAGCTTCATAATCTCCACTAACATACTTCTCTCCTTTCTTGAGGAGAGGAAGGGATTGAATAGCACTCTCAACGTTGGCTCCACCCACCAATTGGTAGGTACTCGTGTTCCTTAGAACATCATGCCATGCTCGTTGTAGAGGCTTAAGCAGATTAAGGTACCAGGATTGTTTCGTAATGATCCTGACCTTTAGGGGTTCTAATAATCCAACAGGTTCGGCCTTCTCATAGCCCTGTCTCTCTAGGTCCCAACAGTAAACTTGTTTGACCATTAAGTCAAGGAGTACTGTGAGGAGTGAAGCCCAGTGTGGACGCAGCATATCTACTACGTCTTCTGCTGAGTGATACTCCTCCAGAACGGACTCAAGTTTGTCGATCTTCTTAAAGAAGTTGATCGATGACTGGATTTCACTTAATTCAAGTGCATCAATCCAAGAGCCCCGTTCATACTCATCAACTAGGTCCTGGACAATCGTCCTAACATAGTTCTG